TAAAGGAAGGCACCTAATGAAGCTCATCAAAAGGCGCAAGAAACAGTATGCGGAGTTCTTTCCTGATCCTGCCACCCGTGATACCGAGGATTTGAAGACTGTGGTGTATGCGAATGAGGATGAGGATATCGATGTGGATAAGGCTTTGGAGGAGATTTCGAAGCCTACCGCCCGTGTACTCGCCGCAGAAGACCCCTACGAGTACGAGGAAGTGGAGATTGAGTATAGGGATGGAGCAGAGGGGTGTATCGCCTGGATAGAGGACAAGGTGTACGTCCCTATCTACCCCAATGATAGCGACATAGCGACATGGGTAAGGATAGGTGAGTTGCCCCGTGAGCCACACCCCGTCACCGGGAAGTCATATTATGGAATTTGGAAGGAGCAATGCGAGATATTGCGGGAAGCATTGCAGATGGAGAACGGAAGGTTCAAGTACAGGCTGATAGTGTTCTGTTGGATGCGGGGTGAGGGGAAGTCGTTGTTGGCTTGTCTTGTGCAGTTATGGAAGTTCTTCAACTGGACACGGCAACAGATCATGCTTGGTGCTAATTCGAGGGACCAGGTCAAGTTCGTCCACTTCGACATCATGAGGGACATTATAACGAACTCACCGGAGCTTTTGCAAGAGGTGGGAGGTAAGAGGAACATACAGGAGAAGGAGATAAGGCTAAAAGATGATTTGGGGAATGTGCGGAACATCATCCGCTCAATCTCCTCTTTTTCAGGCATCGTGTCAAATATCACCGGATATACGTTTTCTGAGATATTCGACATGAAGAAACCCAAATTCTTTGTCCAGTTGGATGGCTCCATCCGCAATATTCCTAACGCTTTAGGTGTGATTGATTCCACTGTCTCTGAAAAAACCCACATATTATACAAGCTGTACCAGGGGACCCTTACGGGAAAACTCAAGTCTGTGTACTTCAGCTATCGCTTTTCACGCTCCGCGCATCCTGACGACTATTGGAACCCGAACATGGATGAGGATCAGCTTAACGACTACCAGGAGAAGTTCCCCTTCGGTGAGTTTGAGCGATACTTCCAAAACCTGTGGGAAGCGGGCACGGTACAGGTGTTTACTCCTGAGATGCGGGAGGAGATGCACTATATAGGCACGGAGGGAAACGTGTTGGACCACCGAGAGGTCCTCGCCGTGTTGAAGAAGAAAAACGAGTTAGTGGCAGCGGCGGAGGACATGTCGAAGAAACGATTGCACGGGGCAGCGGAGGAGGTTTTAAATCGTGCCACAAACATGCTCACCCGCCTTCGCCCTGTCTCCGATATATACAGTTTAGGTGTTTATCGGGATATACCCACGATGGCCTCAATGGCGACTTTGCAGAAGCTTACGGAGATTTTTGATACGGATTGGGCTGTACTGGCAGGTGTTGACTTTGGCGATCCTTTCAACCCATGGCCTTGCTCGGACGATGTTAACCATTGTTGCAAAAGGCTTGCCAGGGTCAAAAAGTGACCCTTCCCGTATGATACTCGGCGACCCTGTGAGCAAATACGTTTATTGCACCTTACATATGGCGCAGATCAAGGACCATAGTTTGGACACTGTGAAGGGGATATTGGATGAGGCGCACGGTGAGTACGATGGCATTGATTGTTTTACTTCTGAGCGGTATGGGGCTTGGGATGTTTCAGGTTGGTGTGAGGATAGAGGAATTGCATTCGAACCAATATTCCCAAATTATGACCGACAGAGGGAGGCGTTTAACCAGATGCTCCTCTTGTGTAGGGAGGGCAGGATTAAAATGCCTCCTACTGTTGTCATTGGGAGTAAAACTGAGGACATATTCGATGAGGAATTGAGTGTTTTCATGCATGTGTCGGACAAACGGTGGTTTGGTAGTCCTGAGAAAATGGAAAAGACAGGTATACAGGATGACTCCGTGTATAGTTTTGGATGGACAATCTACGGTGGGAGGAATCTAACAGCCGACTCCTTCAGAATAAGGAAGGCAATGCTGAATTTCGGATTTTGGTCGCCGGCCAGAGACTTGGTCGGAAATTATAGATAATCCTAATTTTTTTATTGACAGTGATGAAACCAATTTGATAGGGGAGAACATATATCCTTAACCATCGTGTGATGAGAGCGTGGTTATGTCCGACCCTATGACGAAGCAACAGATCGATGATTACCTTTCTGAGATGCCTGATGAGGTACTCTCCCATATCTCTTTTTCAGTCCCTTGGCAGTACGATCAATCAACGTCTAACGTAGACACGGATTATAAGGACCCGGATGGGTTTCCAATCCTTACGGCTTCGGGTCGTGAAGACCCTGAGTTGACCCGTGACATGTTGCAGACGTTGTGTTGGAACAAGTTCCAACGTAACCCACAGGTGAATACTGCCATACGTGGTCGTATGGGGCGAATGACTGGTATGGGGTTTGGTGTATTCTCAGAGATACCTGAGATTCAGAAACACATTGACCAAACGGAGTATGACTGGCGAAACCGCCTTTACAACTTTTGGCCGAAGTTCGTTGCCAGATCCGACATCGAAGGTGAACTTTATCTGCTGCTGACCGCACACTCGGATGGATTTATTGAAACCGATTTTATTGATCCTTTAATTGTCTCAGGTGGTGGAGATGATGACACAGGTATTATTTTTCACCCCACAAAACAAACACTCCCTTTGTTTTACAACATAAAAGGCAGTTCAGGATCAGTTGAACACCAGATTCCAAGTATTTACATCGCCCGTGACCCATCACTTGTTGATACCGTCCGCTCACATAATGATTTTAAAGTCAGTCTGCAACAGATGGCGCGAACAAGGGCTAAGAAGTACAAACCTTTAGGGGGCTACAAGAAGTTTATTGTTTCGTGGGACAAGGGGTTTGTTACTCGTAGGGCAATTTCACATCTGAGAACAACCATTGAGTGGTTGAACCATTATGAAAATCTCAAAAAATATGAGATTGACCACAAAAAATCCGCAGGCTCCTACGTTTGGGTGTTCACGATTGATGACCCGCGGGCGTTTAAAACTTGGTTGTCTCTTACGGATGAGCAAAGGGCGAAGACCGGTATCATGTCGAAGAAGACGCCTGGGGGGACACTCGTTCTTCCCCCTGGTATGTCGATTGAGGTTAAGTCCCCGAGTTTGCCACAGATCAAGGAGCAAGATACAGACATCTTGCATATGATTACGGCTGGCTTGAATGAGCCTGAAGATATATCGACTGGTAAGACCGGTAGCTCCTACGCCTCAGTAAAAGCCACAAGGGGACCTTTCTCCGACCGCACCTCTGATGAACTCGCTTACTTTCAACGATTCTTGCAATACGATTTTTACGGTAGTGTGTTCTTCCTCAAAAATGTTTTAGGTGTAATGGCATCTTCTTACGTTGTCAATATTGCTATGGGGTGGGATGACAAACGCGAACCTATAATGCGGAAAGTAAAAAGACCACCTGAGCATTTGCTTGACGTAAACTTCCCAACTTCAGAAATGATCGACCTTGAAAGCCGTGCTAAGGCGCTTCTGGGTGTCAAGCATGGACCACTAAGTGAGTCCCTTGGCATTAGCAACAAAGAAGTCGCCCGTAAGCTTGGCATTGGTGATTATGGCCGACAGCGGCTTGAAAAAGCAACGGAGGGGAAGAAATACCCCGATCTTGTCTATGAAGGTGGTGTAGATGCTGAAAGCCTTCAAGAGCAAAAAGAGGGTGAGAAACCTAAAAGTAAAAACACAGGAGGAAGTGACAAATGAAAACGGCAAAGGTGCCCAAAGGTGCATTACGATTTGTCGATACAAGTGATAATGTCTGCGCTTTTGCTATTGACGATGGTGATGCAAAGAAGTTGAAGATGACGGCTTACAGTGGTGGTGTTATTAAAAACCACTGGTACTGGGGCAATCTCGCCATTGATTTGTCAGGTATGAAAATCCCTTCTGGTAAATTCCCTATTCTTGAAGACCATAATACTGGTAAAAAAATCGCCTTTACAAAGAAACCCGCCCTTAGTGATTCCCTCGTTATTGATCCCGAAAACACTCAGTTTGTCAGCACTCCGGAGAGTGAGGAGTTTCAACGACTGTCTGCTGAGGGTTTTCCTTACCAAGCCTCAATCTATGCACCTCCTGCACAAATACAGCGCCTGGGTGAGGATGAGACAGCAGAGGTGAATGGCTACACTTTTAAAGGCCCTGGTACTATTTTTCGTAAATCCACACTCAAGGAAGCTTCTGTGTGTGTATTTGGTTGGGATTCGGAGACACAATCTACCGCTTTCTCCAGGAAAGAGCAAGAGGAGATCGAAGTTGAGGATGGCTCCGAGATCATAGATGCAGGGTCGTGGTTTTCCGACACCACTGATTCTGATATTGATGTTAATGTAACTGAGGAAGGAGGTGAACAAGAAATGAAATTTGCCGAATTGAAGGAGAAGCACCCTGAACTGTTTGCTGAGGTCGTTACTTTTGGTAAACAGGAGGCCGAGAAGGCGTTTGCGAAGAAGGAGACCCAGTTCCAGGAGACCATTGATTCCATGTCTAAGAAGGTCGAAGACGGCGAGGAGCGTATGGCGAAACTGGAAAAGGAAAACGCCCTGAATCGTGAATCTGCTCTCAAGGCACAGGCGGACGGCGTCTTTTTCGAAAAGTTCGCCGAAACTGATTTTCCAGATCGGCTGAAAGGCAAAATCCGCAGCCAGTTGAACCATCAGAAGTTCATCAAAGACGACAAGCTGGATGTTGAGGCTTTCGTAAAGGCGGTGGAAGAGGAGCTAAAGGATTGGGAGGGCATCGTCACCAGCTCTGTCGATGGTTTTAGCTCTACGAATCGCAAACCTGAAGGGGATGGCGACTCACAAACCAAGTTGGCAAAGGAAAACGATGCTTTGGCCAATAGTCTTTTGAGCCTTGCTGGTCAGGCACCGAATACCGCTACTTAACAAAAAGATCTTTGGAAGGAGGTGAGACTACATGCCATATGATACACCTACTATCGTCCGTGGTGTGCAGGATGATTACAGACGCCTGTACTATTCTGACCACAATGCCGCTCTGAAAATCCCCATCACGTTAGCACCGGGGTATGGGCTGGTAAAAGCAGGATCTATCCTCGCTAAAAACCTGTCAGCGGCGACTACGGGGAGTAAGGGCAAGTTTGTCCCTTATAATCCTACCACATTCACTGGTGCAGAGGACCATCCTGGCAGGGCGTATCTTGTTGCTGATGTTGGTGCTTCTGCCAGCGTCTGCTACGTCACGATTGCTGACAGCTACAAGTTCAAGGTTGGTGACGACCTTATCATCAATGATGATGAAACGTCGGCTGAGAATCTGGGTGCGATCACCGCTATTGACCGTACTTCCGAACAGCATCGTGCCAAGCTTACGTTCACGACTCAAACGAGTGGCACGTTTACGAACGCCGCTAAAGGCCATGTGTTCGTTGAGGCTGGTACTTCGGGCAACAACTATTCGGATGCTGTTGGGGTCCTGGAGAAGACCGTCGATACTGGCACTGGTGAAAATGCTAAGGGTGCTAACGCTACCCTGATCCTTTCCAACTGTGTGCTGTATGCCGGGTGCATGCCGCTCCTGGATGCTGCCTCAAAAACTGACCTTTCTGCCACTGAAATTGGGCAGTTTGTGGTCATCAAGTAAAATTTAAAAGGAAGGAGGTGAGATACTATGCCAAGAGGTTCATCTGATATTCCAACATTGCGATTGGAAGTTCTCCAAAAATTTGTCGAACGGTTTATGGCACCGCCAGAATTGCTTCTGATGAATTTGTTTGGAAGTTCTCCGTCGCCCTCGTCTACTATCAAGTGGGAGAGCCAAAGGGGAGGGCGGGGCTTGACCCCGTTTGTCCCTCCGGGAGCGCCCGCGCATCAAACGGCGCCTACTGGAATCGCACAGCACACAGCCGAAGCGGCTTACTGGAAGGAGAAAATGCCGCTCGATGAGGAATTCCTGAACAATCTTCGTCAGCCTGGCACCGAAGCAACGTATATGTCGGCGGCTGCCCGACTTGCCCGTGAGCTTGGTAATCTGAAAAACAGAGCCTGGCGTCGGAAGGAATGGATGTTTTCAAAGATGATTTTTGAAAACGGCTTTGACTACAAAGTTAAAGAAGGCTACATGGCCTCCGTTGATTACGGGATTCCTTCTTCTCACCGAGTGACCTTAGGGTCATCATATAACTGGAACAGTGGTGGCAGCAAAAACATCCTGAAGGATATCAGGGATGGAAAGCGCACCATCAAAGAAGACTGTGGTGGTACTGTCGATCTGGCCATCTGTAATAGCAAAGTTCTTGACTATCTGGCGAATGATACGACTATCCGCGGTATTCTCCAGAAGAATGCTTTCGGTGATGGTGCTCTCTACAAAGGCAATCTCCATGAGATTGTTGGTGTTAATCCTGGTATC